GTGGTCATTAACTGTACGGACCTTTGACTACTTTACCACCATTAGCAAAGCTCTTTTTTTTCATAGCACCACCACCTACGGCATAGCTTTTCTTTTTCATAGCACCACCACCCATCTTTTTTTCTTTTTCGTTAGTAGCACCACCAATCGCATAGCTTTTTTTCTTCATCATTATTTATTCTCCTTATAAAGATTGTTGAAGGTTACTTCGGGATCCATATATTGTTCATGTTCCTCTGCGTTATGAGTCCATTGACTCGGTTTAAAATCGGGAGCTCCCTCTCCAGTTTCCCAGAGTGCAGGGGATGTTACTCTAACCCTGTTGTTTGGCAAGGCAACTATGTTACCAGTCCAATTATCAGCCTTAATTAACTGTATGATATGACTCTGCTTATGCTGAGCTGGATCATCTGCTAAATCAGACTGACTGTAATCTATTGTAAATAAATATTTACCGATATGCAACCTATTATCTATTTTACATATCCATGGACTCACACTGACGTAATCTAACTTAATTACACTATGGTGATGTGAGCTACAGTCCCAAGGCTGAGCAAAACGTGGGTGCATAATATCTGGCATGGTATCTAAAGGTATGTCGGCAACCAATGCAGTCAAAGGCATTCTTGCCCACATTGCTCCACCATGTATATTTGGTTCAGCTGTACCATCTACCTCACAACCAGTAAATACTACTTGAAAACCAAGCGTTCTGTCTGGCATGGTAGTTACAGCAAACGCATGAGCATGTATAAATTCACCTCTATATTTTTCATGATTATGCGTAAATTCTTTGCGTACCCAACATTTAAAGAAGGGTATATTGCTAATTAAATAAGACATTATCCTTTTTTCTTAGCCGTAGGTTTTTTCTTAGGTTTTTTGCCTTTACCAAAAATATGAGCATCAACTTTCGCCGCTTTACCTCCAGTTAGCACAGAGTTTACGCGAGCCATTGCCCATTGATTAGGTGTTGTTCCAGGACGGTGTCCAGTTTTATAAGCGGCGAGCCCTTTGTTGTAGACTTGACGTAGTTGTCCTGCCGTAACCTTTTTACCTTTTGCTCTAGCTTTTTTAGCTTTTTCAGCTAATGTTTTACTTACGTTTGCTGACACGTTTTTTCCTCCTTTTACTTGGCATTAAACCTTTACTCACAGCTCTAGCTCTTTCGCTAAAACCTAGTTTTTTTCCACTTTTAAGTTTTTTTCTTATTGTTTCTAGCTTTGCTACCATTTTTCTTTTTTCTCATAGTTGCACCTTTGATAATATCACCTCGTGTAATTTTATTAAAAGGTGGTGTTAAAGATGCCAACTTTTTTTGTTTCGGTGTTAGTTTTTTCTTCATTTCTTTTTACCTCCATACATTTTCCTAAAGCGTTTTGTGTAAACAGACTCTTTTGTTTTTCTGCGTTTACCTTTTTTAAAATCAGTACTAAACTTGTAAGCTGATGGGTCATTATCGGCTTTCGGTGCATTACGTTGTATTTCCTTACGACGTTTAGCACGCTCCGCACTGGATAAACCTTTTAAATATTTTTCTGGTATTTTACGTTTTGTTTTCTTTTTGGCTGGAGGTTTACTTATTTGTTTACGCATTTGTCCTCTCGTTATAGCCATTTTAAAGCAACTTATGTAAAAAAGGGGTTATCACTATTAGAACAGCAAGCCCCCAAAGTTTAACATCAAACTTATCAAGACTCTTTTCTATACGTTCATATCTTTTTCCGCACTCTTCTTCGTGCTTTTCTAATAATTTTAACACTTCGTTAGCTTTCATTACCATGCCTTACATGACCAATATCTAGCACTAAATTTATCTTTAGCTGTATCACATCTATGGCGTGCTCTAAATGATTTCCTACGTCCTGGCTGATCTTTTTTTATAGTCATATTGGGATCACCAAATCTTACAAGTTTAATTTGGCTCCCTTTTTTAGCAAGAACAGCAGATTTTTTAGGACCTCCTGGAGTGCGTTTAGGTTTATTAAATCCTGGAAAGGTCATCCCTCGGTAACTAATTTTACCTGAGGGAGTCCTTTTTACATCTTTTGTAGTAGCCATTAACCGTATTCCTTATTGACCTCTAGTATGATGGTATAACTATCAGCACTTGTATGACCTACTGTAGTAAATTGTATATCACCAGTTTTACCCGATCCTGCATTATTAGGTATACCACCAAAATTTGAGTAATCATGATAGCCACTTTGGTTTTCACCCAACTCGATTGCAAGAACATCAGATGTTGCATCAAACAAGATTTGTACTTTCATACCGATACACTGCCACCATATTTTTTGTATGGAGGCTCCAGTACAAGCCTGACCAATAGAATTATTAGCTAATGCACTGACGTCTACTTTAGTAACAGCACTCTCACCTGTCCCATCAGAAACATTGGTGAATTTAAGCACTGCTGTTTTACTACCATCAATGATAGTTTGTGAGGTTACTGCATCTGCCATATAGCTCTCCTATTATTGATCAGCAAAAGTTGGAGCAGTCGTTGAAGTTACGTTTCCAAAAATTTGGTAATTAGTTGTGTCTTTACCTACGATAGTAATATCAAATGCTTGTGGTACATTAACTTGAACTTTACTGTTTGAGTTTCCATCAGAAAATACAGAGCTTATTGCATTGTCTGAATCAAGAAAAGCAACACCACCAATGAAAAAATTTGTGTTTCCTGGAGTTATGATGATTGCATCTGTTGCATCAGCGGCTCCTCCTGCATAAACAAATCTAAACACTGATCCAGCTATTGGGGCTGGAAGTGTATATGTATTGTCTTGAGTTCCGTCTGGAACAAGTAAAATTCTACCACTATGAGTAGCATTGTCTAATGTTTGATCAGCATCATCTAAACTTACTGGTGCTCCACCAAGAGTTGTTACTTCTGTAATTGTTCCAGTAGTTGCGTTTTTACTGATAGTTTTAATTGTGCTCTCAGATCTAATAGGACCTGAAAAAGTTGTATTAGCCATATCAATCTCCTTGTCTTGGCTTTGTCGGGTTTATTCCCGTCAAGGTATATAAACTATAACATAAAAAAAGAGCGACTGTAAAGTCGCTCCTTTAATTTCAAGGGGATCCTTGATTTAAGCTCCTGGAGAGCCAAATACACAACGAGGATCAGATACGCCAAAGCTATATCTTTCTCTCGCTTTATATCTAACATTACCAGTATCGAAGTCACCTTCCATTGATGTTGCAATTCCTGCTCTTTCAAAATGTTTAAATCCATTTGGTGAGTCAGTTTTAATGAAAAATGCGTCTGTATCTGTCAAGAAGTGGTTTACCACATACCCTTCAGGTAACATACCCATGTTTCTAATTGCATTAACATCATTGTCTGCTGTTGCAGGACGCATGTTACTTGCCATTAATCTTTCAGCTACAAACTGTAAGTTTACTGGAATGATTAACTTACGACCCATTAAAGCAATTTTGAGACCTCTTTCATCAATGAATCCTGAGATATCAATAAGTGATTGTTCTAATGATGTTTCATTTAAGTCCGCCGCTGTTGACAGCTCGTTTCTGAAGTTGCCTCCTCCTGCAGTTGGGTGATCAGTAGCACAAAGCTCCTTACCATCTCCAAAAGTAAAGCTACTATCAAAAGCGTTGTTCAACACACTCGCCGCTTTGACTTGTTTTGTATTAGACATAGATCTAGCCAACGCTCTTGTATATCTGCTTGATAATCTATCGTAGAGGTTATCTTCGATAGCTTCTTCAGTTATAGCAAAAGCTAAAGCGATTGTTTCGTGAGTGTAACGAGCAGTGAAAGATTCGTTCGCAGTATCAAATGAAACAGCGGCTCCTTCTTGTTTCTCTGGTGCTGTACCAAAGCCTGATAACATTACCTCTTCTTCAAACGCTCTGTCAGAAGTTTCAGTGTCATAAATTTCGGCATGCTCATTGTCATACCTGTCGTACTCCAACCCGAATAAAGCATTTAATCCTGGCTCTAATTCTTTGAGGAGTTGTGATCTTGCAATAGCCATTATTCCCTCCTATAAGCCAGTAGTTGCAGTATGAAATGGTAAATTAAGTTTTACCAAAAATATTACTCCAGCAGTTGTAACACTTATTTCATCAAAGGGATCTTTAATTCCAATGATTCTAAAGTTGTCAGTTGCTGTAGTTGCTCCTGCACTTGCCACAGAAAGTTCACCGATAGATTTACCAGTTGAACCATTCTCTGAACCAAATCCAGTACCTTCTGCATTAGAATGTACTAGAGCTTGTGCAGTTGTCGCATTAGTTAAGGAAGCATCTGCTTGAATTTCATACACTTGAAATGGATTGTCATAGACAAACACACTTGCTTCAGTGCCTGATTTAATCGAAGCTGTTCCTGGATAATGATTGTCAAAACGAGGTTTCCCGTCTAAATCAATATATTCACATCCGTTCATAACGCCTAGGATTGCTACACTACCACCGTCAGCCGCTGAGACATCAACTAATCCATTTGTTAATGGAATAACCATATCACCTTGAAAAATTGAACTAGATGATCCGGCTACGTCTGCTGTCTGTACTTTGTACCTTGTCAGCCCCATTGAGTTTGGTGCAGAACCTAATAAATTATGAGGACGTAAACCAAAAGGGGCATCAATATTTGTCGCCATTTTGTAGTCTCCTTCTCATAAGTTAAAATTATTCAGAGCTAGTTGCCTTCGCTCCAAAGGTTACACGAGATTGCCTATCGGGTTTAAGGATAGGCATACTTGGGTGTTGTTCTCTCATCATATCGTTATCGACGGCATCCATTTGATCGGATGTTTTTTGTTTAAAGTATGCGTCTCTTTCCGCTTTTGATTCAAGAGGAAATCTTGCAAGTACCAGACCACCCACACCAATAACTCCAGCGTGTTTACCGTCCTGGATAGTTGGTGCCTCAAAATCTGGGTACTCATCAGCTCTTACTAGGTCAAATCCTTCACGGATTCTGGCAGAAAGATTCTTTTTATCGTCAAAACCCATAACCGAAGTTCTGATCCAACGATGTACGTATCCCTCTGGAGCTGGGGGTGCATCTAAAGTAGATGGTGGTTTCCAAGGTGTTCTTCTAGCTTCTTTAGTTCTAGTCACCTCGGTGCGAGCAGTTCTATTTGACATTTTGTCTCCTTCTCGTTATCTTGCTAAATTCTGTTTTTGCTTAGCATATTGCTGTAATGATACACCAAGTTTCTTGGCGATTGCAACCTCTGATTTTGATAAGGTCACTTTTTTTCCACTTTTTCCTGGATTTGACCTAGTTGCTCCTGCTACTGGAGTGTTTACTACTGTTTTTTCTTGAGTCAATTCTGTAGTATCCTCATCTTGTTCATCAAATTTATGTGGAAAAGCCTCACGCATTTTTGCATCAATGGTTGTATAATACTCATCTGTTAAAGCATATTGTTCACCATTTGCCCTAACTAATTCATTATGTATACTAAAAGCTGTTAAAGTCATAGGCTCATCTGACCCAAACCATGTATTTTTTTGAGCCCAAGCCTGAGCTTTTGGATGCACTTGTTTTGGTGCTTGTTGTGTTTGTTCTGGTTTAGCTTCTTGCTCTTTTACTTTTTGTTCTCTGTCAACTTTAGCTTTATTCAACCTTTCAGCTTCTACTGCTAACCTTGCCAAGTCTTTATTAATGTTTACTTGAGCATCAACATCTCCAGCAGATATAGCTTCTGCAAGTTTTGTTTTAAGGGTAGATTCTTCACTTGTAACTCTTGCGTCATATTCTTTTATATAAGAATCATCAATAGTTTTACTACGCTCTTGCAGAGTTTTGTTTTCTTTTTGTAGACCTTGAGCATACTC